CCTTGTGAGGGTCCCCGGGCTGCACGCAATGCGGGGATTTCCCGCTAGCTCAACGGCCGCGCAGGCAGCGGCCCTTGATCACCTTGACCGCATAGCCAGGGAGCAGGCGGCGCGGCCTGTCACGACAGCGCTTCCTGTCATCCGCACGATCCCATTTGAGAGGAACCCTGATGCACTTCCTGAGCGCGCTGTCCGGGGCGGGGACGGTCTCGGCCCTCAGCGCCTGCGCCCTGGTGGCCATCGCCGCGACGGTGATACGGGTGCTCTGGCGCCGGGGCACGACCCCCTGGGACGCCTGAGCGCCGGCTACTCCAGGCTGCGGACGGCAGTCCTCCTCGCCCTTAGCGCGGCCGGGACCGGGGCGCTCGCATGGCGCCACGCCGGCGACGTGGCAGCCGGCGACAGGCTGGGCGACGTGTGGATCGGACTGTCGGCCATCCTCGCCGCGATCCAGGTGCTGGCATGGGCCGACAGGCGCAAGACCGCGGCGGCCGGGCCGCAGCGGGAGCTTGACGCGCTGAGGGTGACGGTGAATGTCCCGGTTTACAACGAGGACCCGGAGGCGCTGCGGCTCGTGGCGCTTGCCCTGGCGAGGCAGACCCGGCCCCCGCAGCGGGTGGACTTCGTTGACGACGGGTCGGACAAGTTCGGCTACCAGGACGTGCGGGAAGACCTGGAGCTGCTGTCCCTGCAGTACCCGGCAACCGAGTTCCGGTGGGTCCGCACCGAGCGGGGGCCTGAGTCAGGCAAGCGGTCCGCGCAGGCTGTCACCTTCCGCGCCGACCCCGGTGCTGACATCTTCGCCACCATCGACTCCGACACCATCCTTGATCCGCGGGCTGTCGAGGAGGGCCTGAGGGCGTTCGCTGATCCTCGCGTCCAGTCCGTGGCCGCCATGCTGCTGGTGTTCAACGCCCGGCGCAACCTGCTCACGGCGCTGACAGAGATCTGGCTGTGCACCTACCAGCTGGGCGTCCGGGCCGCATGGTCCCGGCTGGGATGCGTGCTGGTGAACTCGGGCGGCCTGGCGTTCTACCGTGCCGGGGTGGTGCGGGAGGCGCTTCCCGCTTACCTGGGGGAGACCTTCAGGGGGCGCCGGGTCGGCTACAGCGATGACGCGATGCTGACGTTCTTCGCGATGCTGCGCGGGCGGACAGTGCAGCAGCCGACCTGCTTCGCGTTCACGATCATGCCGGAGAAGGCTGGCCACCACGTGCGGCAGCAGCTGCGGTGGATGCGCGGGAACGTGATCCGCACGTTCTGGTGGTTCCGCTACCTGTCGCCGCTGCGGCTGGGCTGGTGGCTGGCCGCAGCAGCGTGGGCGACTTTCGCGCTGACCACGGTGCTGCTGGTCCTTGTCGCCGCCGTGCCGGCCGCAGAAGGCCACGTGCCGCCGGTGCCGTCGCCATGGGCGCTGGCCGGGCTCAGCTACCTGGTCAGCCTGCGGGCGCTCCTGGTCAGGCGCGGTGACCAGTCGCTGGCCGCGAGGCTGGCCGCGTACGCTTGCGCTCCCCTGATCACCGCATGGTCGATGCTCGTGCTCCGCGCGCTGCGCCTGTGGTCTCTCCTCACCGTCGCCGAGTCGTCATGGGGAACCCGGTCAGACGTCGAGGTCACGGTGTCCGGGGGCAGGCCGTGAGGCGGCTGGCGCTGGTCGCCGCGACAGCGGTCCTGGTGACCGGGTGCACCAGCGCCGCCTCGTCATCGGGCGCCTCTCCTTCGCCGGCGCCGGCCGTCACGGCCAGCGGGTGCCTCCTGGGCCTCGCGGCGCCGGCGGGAGGCGCTGGCGCGTTCACCGCGGCAACCGGGGCGCATCCTGATGTCCTCGCCCAGTACGCGCAGCCGCAGGACCGGCTTGTCATCCCGCCGGCCGGGGTGATGCCGCTGCTGAGCCTCGCGACTACGCAGCCGCCTGTGCAGGTGCTGGCCGGCGCCGACGACGACGCCCTGACGCGGCTCGGCCAGGAGATCGCCGCCTACGAGAGGCCCGTGGTCGTGAGCATCGACCCGGAGGCGAACGGCCCGTGGTACAGCTACGGGACACGGAAGGCGAGCCCGGCCCAGTACGTCGCCCTCTACCGCCACGTCCACGACGTCCTGCAGCAGGCCGGGGCGCGGAACGTCACCTGGGCATGGACGATCAGCAACAGCCCGCCGATCACCCATCCGTCGCTGCTGAGGTCCCTGTACCCGGGGGAGGCGTACGTGGACTGGATTGGCATCGACGGGTACTTCATCGGGTCGGAGGACAGCTGGCAGCAGGTCTTCGGGCGCGTCCTCGGCGAGGTCCGCCAGTTCACCGGGAAGCCGTTCCTGATCACCGAGACCAGCGTGCAGTCCGGCCCGCAGGCCGCCCAGTGGGTGCGGGAGCTGTTCGCGGGAGTCGAGTCCACCCCTGGCATCGTCGGCTTCGTCTGGTTCGACTACGACAAGGCCGCCGAGAACAGGGACGACTGGCGGATCGAGGACGACCCCGCGGCCCTCGCCGCGTTCAGGGCAGCCATCCGCCAGTACGGGGAGGGATCGTGAAGCTGATCGTCCCCGCGCAGGCCGTCCCGGTCCTGTACCTGGACATTGACGGCACTGTCCGCAAGGGGAAGGACGAGCTGGGCCGGTTCGTTAACGGGCCGGCCGACGTCGAGGTGTTCCCCGAGGCCGTGGAGATGATGCGCCGCTGGCGGCGCGGCGGAGGACGGATCATCGGCGTGTCCAACCAGGGCGGCATCGCGCTCGGGCTGGTGACGCTCCAGGACGTCGCCGCCGCCATGGCGGAGACGCACCGTCAGGCCGGAGAGCTGTTCGACAAGATCGCCTGGTGCTCCCACCACCCGGACGCGGCCAACCCGGAGATGGCCCGCTGCTGGTGCCGCAAGCCGTCACCAGGGCTGCTCATCGAGGCGGCGCTTGGGGTCGCCGCAGCCAGCGGCGAGTACTACCCGCCGTACATGGCCGTCATGGTCGGTGACCGGCCAGAGGATCAGCAGTGCGCCAGGATCGCGGGCCTTGACTTCCAGTGGGCAGCCGAATGGCGCGCGCACGCCAGTGAGCAGCCCGATGACCGGTGACGGGGCCGTGACTGCCGCGGAGCTCGCGGCCCTGAAGGCGCACCTGGAAGACGGGCCGCGAGGCCTCGTCCCGGGAGTTCTGACCGACACCGCAGGTCCGCCCCGGGAAGTGGCCGCCTGCCTGCACGTCGTGAGACTCCGGCTGGCCGGCCGGGGTAGCTCGCCGGTGATCGCCGTCGACGGCTCCGCGGGCATCATCCCCGCCGCCGACGGCCTCTGCTACGCCGGGGCGGCTGCGGTCTGCTCCGATGGCCGCGCGCTCGCCGCCTGGTTCACCGTGCCGCTGATGGACCGCCCGGCGATCTTCGCGGAATGGCAGGCACTCCGGCTCGGGCTGCGGCTCGCGGGCGGCTGCAGTGTGCCAGTCCTGGTGATCACCGACAACCAGGTAGTCGCCACCGAGGCACGGAAGGCGGCCACGGGCGTCTACAACTCGTTCGCCGTCGGCGCCCACGACCGGCAGGCGCTCGGGGACATCCGCTCAGCCACCGCGCAGGGCATCACCGTGACCATCGCATGGCGGCCTAAGCTCCCAGCCGACCGCGTCCACAAGACCGCCGCGACCACCCTCGGGCGGGCAGCTCACTCACTCGCATGGTGCGCACGCCGCCTCGCGGCAGACGGCATCTCCCTGGCCGGCGAGAGAGACTGGCTCACCGGGATCGCCAGCGACGCGCCACGGCGGGGAGAGGCCCTCCGGCAGAAGTACCTGCACCGGTTTGAGGCAGCCGCTCCGGTGGACTAGAGATCTGGGAGCCGCCTGGGACATACTGCCCGTATCGCGCAAGGGGGGATGGCTTGTCATGATTACTGTCGTTTGGTGGCTCATCTGGTACGGCGTGGCCGCCGTGTTCGCCTGGGGTGGCGTGCAGCAGGCAGAAGGCGGCGGCGGCCCGGCATGGATGGCTGCCGCCGGCGCCCAGCTCGCGATCGCGGCCGCGATCGCCGCGGGGACCGCCGTGGCGCAGGCCAGGTACTGCGCGTCTGGTGTCCCCGCGGCACGACGCGAGCTGCTCGCGCTGGCCCGGGCGGCAGGCGAGGGAACCCGGGTCAGCCCGCGCGATCACCTCGTGCTGTCGGTCAGCGGCCCAGGTGACCGGCGTGCACCCGGCTGGACCGTGACCCGCGTGGACGACAGCCAGTACGCCGAGGCCCGGCCCCACGGCAGGATCGTGATGACAGGCGAGATCTTCGCGGTGACGCCCGTCTGGCCCGGGGTCGCCCGCAAGGTGGAAGGCGTCGCCGGCGTCCGCTACCCCGGCGGCGAGTTCCGGGACGAGACCCCGCCGGCCGAGATGTCATGGCGGGACCTGTGCCGCCTCCTGTACGGGGTAGCCGCCGCCCGCGGTGCGGACGCAGCCGAGATCAGGGAGCTGGCCGGCCAGCTCCGCGCGGCCGAGCCGCTCGGCTAGCCGGACCGCACCCCGGCCGGGAAAACGGCTAGCGCGGGCGCGGACAATAGGGGGCATGCAAGGAGCGGAAGCAGACGACGCTGAGGTGAAGCCGCCGCCGGATGTCCTGCTGTCGGGCATCGTGGGTTCGACCGCCTACGGGCTTGCGCACGAGGGGTCCGACATTGACCGGCTCGGGGTGTTTGCCGCTCCGACCAGCGCGTTCCACGGGCTGCACCTGCCCATCGGGAAGGGCGCCACCTGGGTCAGCAGCAAGCCAGACGCGACCTTCCACGAGGCAGGGAAGCTGGCCGGGCTGTTGCTAAAGGCGAACCCGACCGTCACGGAGCTTTTGTTCCTCGGGGACTGGGAAGTGATGACGCCGGAAGGCGAGGCGCTCATCGCGATCCGGAAGTCGTTCCTGTCGGCGAAGCCGGTCCGAGACGCGCACCTCGGGTTCTGCACTCAGCAGTTCAAGCGGATCGAGAACCGGGGCGACGGCTCGTTCGCCGCCGACCTGAGGAAGCGAACCGCAAAGCACGCCCGGCATCTCTGGAGGCTGTGCCGCCAGTGCGTTCAGCTGTGGACCGAGGGGACGCTGACCGTCCGGCTAGACGAGGGCGCCGCAGCAGAGTGCCGGGAGTTCGGCGAGCGCGTTGAGCTTGGCTACCTCAGCCGGGCGACCGACCTGATCCGGGCGACCGAGGAACTACTCGACTCAACGCCCTGCGCGCTGCCCGGACGCCCGGACGAGGCTGCGGCCGAGGCATGGCTTCAGGACGTCCGCCGTGCCTACTGGACGGACCGCCCGTGACCACGCTGCCGCCCCTCTCCCCGGACGTGGAGCGAGCCCTGGCCGCCATCCGCAGCGCCGGGGGTCGTCCGATGCTGGTCGGCGGCTGGGTGCGAGACGCCCTGCTGGGCAGCCCGTCCAAGGACATCGACGTGGAGGTGTACGGCCTGACGTTCGCCGCCCTGGCGGAGGCCCTGAGCCGGGCCGGGCGGGTGGACGAGGTCGGCAAGAGCTACGGGGTGCTGAAGGTCCGCGCCGGGAGCAGCGACCTGGACGTGAACGTGCCCCGGCGGGACCGGAAGGTCAGCGACGGGCACCGGGGATTCGACGTCACCCCGGAGATGGCCCTCAGCTTCGCGGAGGCAAGCGCCCGGCGGGACTTCACGATCAACGCGCTCCTGTACGACCCCCAGACGGGGGACGTCATCGACTGCCACGGGGGCCTTGATGACCTTCAGGCCGGGGTGCTGCGGCACACGTCGGAGGCGTTCGCCGAGGACCCGCTGCGGGTCCTGCGCGGAGTCCAGTTCGCGGCCCGGTTCGGGTTCCGGCTGGCACCCGAGACTGAGCGGCTGTGCTGGCAGCTCCGCGGCACGTACCATGAGCTGTCCGCGGAGCGCGTGTGGGGCGAGTTCGAGAAGATCGGCACCAGGGGCACCCGCATCACGGCCGCGCTCGCCGTCTTGTCGGGCACCTGGTGGGAACGGCACTTCCCGCAGCTGTCCGCGCTGCACTCCATCCCGCAGGACACGCAGTGGCACCCCGAGGGCGACGTCCACGTCCACTCCGGCCTCGCCGCCGACCAGGCCGCGCGGCTCGCCGACGAGGCAGGCCTGGCCGGCACTGACCGGCTTGTCGTCGTCTTCGCCGCGCTCCTGCACGACCTCGGCAAGGTCACCCGCACGCAGGTCACGGGCGGCCGCATCACCTCGCACGGCCACGCCGAGGCAGGCGTTGAGCCCGCGGCGGCGTTCCTCCGCTCGATCGGCTGCCCCGAGGGAATCACCGCCCGGATCCTCCCGCTGATCCGGGAGCACATGAACGTCTTCGGCAGGCCGTCCAGGCCCGCGGTGCGCAGGCTCGCCCGCCGCCTGGTCCCCGCGACCCTCGCCGAGCTCGCGCTCGTGTCCGCCGCCGACTGCAAGGGACGGGGCAACCCGGACGCGCCCAGCCCGGCCGGTGAGTGGCTGGAGCTCGGCCGGGACCTGCAGGTGACCGAGCGGCCCGCGAAGGGCCTCCTGACCGGCGATCACCTGATCGCGGCCGGGATGGTGCCAGGGCCAGCGTTCCGGCCCCTGCTGGCCGAGGCCCTGGCCGCACAGGATGCCGGGGAGTTCAGCGATGAGGCCGGAGCGGTCCGCTGGCTGGCAGCGCACCGCTAAGACGACGAAAGCGCCCCCGCCGCCCGAGGGCGGCGGGGGCCTGTAACCATCCAACGCAAGCAAACGGCACGGCGTGCCGCAACACAGAGGTTACGCGCTGGTGATGGCGGCGAGGACCTGCTGCAGTTCGGTCAGGAGCGGGCCGAGCTTGGCGGCGACCTCAGGGGCGGCCTCGGCGGCGAGGGCCTCCAGCTTGGGCAGCCACGCCTCCAGGGCCGGGATGAGGGTGCGGGCCTTCTCCGCGTCGGCGAGGGCCTCGCGGAAGCCGGGGATAACGTGCTCCTCGAACCAGGCGACGACGCCGTGCTTGGGAGCCGGGGCGGGCGTGGGAGTGGTCATTCGGTTGCCTTCCTTCGATGGATCCGTAGTTCGGCCGGGCCGGGCCGTGCGGTCAGTGCGGGCTAGAGGCCGTGGGATTCCAGCCACTGGGCGAGTTCCTCGTAGCCGTTCTCCACGGCCTGCGCGCCATGGCGGATGAGGCCGGCGAGCTCGGCTAGGAGGCCCTCGGGAGCCGGGGAGGGAGCCGGGGGCGCGGGGGCCTTAAGCGGCTGCGGGGCGGTGCAGTCGCCGCCCTCGGACAGCAGCCGCTCCAGGGTGGCGAAGCTCATCCTGAAGGAGCCGCCCACCCCGTAGGAGGTGCCCCACGAGTTGTCGCAGCCGATCATCTGGGCTTCGGCGTCAAGGATGCGCGCCTCGTACTCGTGGCCGCCGCGGACGGTCGCGCCCTCGGCGATGGTCACGGTCCCGTCCCCGGCCGGGTCATCGAAGGACGTGTACCAGTTGGAGCCGATCATTACCGGGCCGTCCATCAGCGCCTGGAGGGCGGAGTCCAGGTCGGTGTAGTGGCTGAAGCCCGAGATCAGCCCGTCATCCTCGGCCGCCTTCGCCACTGAGGGGCCGGTGGAGCCGTTGTCGTTCGGCGGGTAGGGGCCGTCGCCGTCGATTATCTCGGCCTGCGAGTACAGGCGCAGCGCCGCGGCCTCGTCCAGCATCAGGCCCTTGGGGAGCGCCGCGAACAGGGGGGCAGTCCCGAGGGCGCCGGTCATCGCGTTGCCGGTGCAGCTCCCGACATCACCCTGGTTCAGGATCGGTATGCTCCGCGGCCAGGTGACAGAGGCGACCGCCCTGCGGGCTCCTGGGTAGGGGCGGGCAAGCTGCCGGAGCCTCGCGTCGACATGCCGTCCCAGCCGCTTGCCGGGAACGACGATCTCCTCGATGCGCTGGATGGTCAAGGTGGGTACCTCCGGGAGGTCAGAAGATCGACAGGATCGGGCCGGGGAGCACGGGTATCGCGGGGTTGCTGGTCACGCTGACCCAGATCTGGTAGTCCCCGTAGGCCAGGGAGACGCCGCCGTTCTCAGGGCCGACCAGGATGGTTGCCCAGTTGTTGCCTGAGCTGTCGGTGGCCCACGTGGCGGGCTGCCACTGGCCGCCCGTAGGCGACGCTGGCGGGAACGACTGGGGGACGAACGCCATCTGCACCGTGTCGGACGTCGGGTCGTAGGCGGTTCCCGTCTCGGTGATCGTGTTCACCTGGAGCTGCACCGGCTGGGTCGACAGGGCCGACTGCGAGAGGCTCACCAGTGACTCCCCCTCGTCGTTCCGTGCCATTCCGAGGGCCCACAGCCACCGGGCGGTGCCAATGGACGCCAGCACGGGGATGTAGGGGGGCGGGGGTACCGGCTGGGGTGGCGGGGAGCCAAGGGCGCGGCCCTTGCGTCCCTTCCGGCCGGCGACGAGCATCCCGGTGGCGAACGGCTCGGGCGGGCCGATGACGGGGATCGGGACGCTGCCCCGTGCGCTGCCCCGGCGCCCGGGCCGGCCCCGGACCAGCAGGCCCCACGCGGGCGGGACCTCCTGCGGGCGCACGAACGGCGCCGGGCTGCCCGCGGAGAGGCCCTTCCGGGCGTGCCTTCCCCGGACAGCGGCACCGGACGCGGGCAGCACCGGGGCGGGCCGGACGAGCGGCGGGGGGCTTCCCAGGCTCCGGCCCCTGGGCGCCGTGCGGCCCCTGACCGCGGTACCGCCGCCTGCGATGCCGACCGGGAGAACTTCCAGGTCGGTCCAGTAGTTCTGGTACAGGCCGGAGACGTACAGCTGGGGGAAGGTGTCCGTGTTGCCGGGCGTCTGCCCGAACACGCACTGGGCGCCCTCCTGGGTGCCCGTCGAGTACGGCGGGGTCGCCCCGGGCAGCGACCCGGAGTAGTCCCAGCCAGGGGAGGCGGACGCCTGAGGTGGCGCGTACAGCGGCCCCCATGTGATCCCGGCTGACCCGTAGCCGGTGCCCCAGTAGGAGGTGCTGGCGTCCTTCGCTGAGTCGGCGCCGGAGGTGACGAACACCCCGGCCCGGTAGTCGCCGGGGGGCAGCGTCCCCGTCAGGGTGCACGACACCCACCCGGACCCCGCCGTCGCAGTACCCCCCGACGGCGTGAGCCAGGCGGGCGAGTTGTTCCGCATGACGGGCTGGCCAGTGGCGACCGACCATACTGTGTAAGTGGTCGCGAGGGCCGCGGCTCCCGCCGGGGAGTAGTACCAGCCGCGGACCGCCTGGCATGGCTGCGAGAGCCGGATGTTGGTGCAGACGTCGTAGGCGACGCCGCTCGTGTCCTGCACCGTGGCGGCGTTGGTGTCGATCTTATTCGGGTACAGCCGGTAGGTGCCTGAGTAGGAGGCCGGCGTCTGGTCGCTGACGATGACGTCGACCCAGAAGTTGCTGCTGTTCGACCCGCGGTTCGGCATGTTCGTCGTCGGGTCGGTGCCGGTGGTGGCGAACATGCCCTGGGAGCCACCGGAGTAGATGCCGTTGTTCGTGCCGCCGCCGGTGGAGTCACTGAACGCCGTCAGCGGCCCGTTGACGATCCCAGCCGAGTAGGGCTGCCCCGAGCCGAACTGGTTGTTGGTGATCGGAAAGCCGGCGACAACATTCCAGCCGGTCGCGGCAAGGTACTCGGTGCCGATCGCGACCGGGATCGGGGTGGCCAGGGTGACGACGTTAAAGGCGCCGGCCGTCAGCGTGCCCGACGTCACCACCGACCCGGGCACCACCGTGCCGGCCGTGGCACCAGTCATGTTCCACAAACAGAACTTCTGTGCCCCGGTGTCCCCGCCCGGGGGCACCCACCAGCGGTAGCCGGTGAAGAACATGCCGCCCTGCGCCACCGCGAACTTGATGCCGCAGGTGAACGGCCCCGTCCCGGCACCGACAAGGCTCGACGGGCCGTTCCCGGGACGGCCGCCCGCCCCGTCCATCAGGCTGTAGGTGGTCACCGGCTACGGCCCCGCCTTCCGGGTGAGCACGGGGAAACGGGGGGCTGACGGAGGGCGGGGGTTACTCGACGAACCAGACCTGGATGCGGGCCGAAAGGCCAGACCCGGCCGATACCGGGGTCGAGACGTAGAAGCACGACAGGGATGACGCGGCCAGCGGGATCTCCGTGCCAGCGTTCTCATAGGCATCCTCACCCCACGCGCCCGCAGACTCGGCCAGGTCCTGTCCCCACAGCTCCGTCGATTGCGTCAGGCCGGTCAGTGCCGTGGAGCCGCTCTTGAAGACGGTGTTCGCCGCCAGCGTGGTACCAGACTGCTGGCGAGGCGTCACCGCAGCACCGCCCCCGACGGAACCGGTCACGGTGTTCAGGGTGATGTAGGCGCTGTTGTTCGTGGACGGCGACGCGGCCTGGCTGGAGGTCGCCACGACGGCGACCTTGATCCGGGCGATCACCAGGTCGTTCGTGCTTGTTGGCGCGATGTAGAGCGCCGGGAGCGGGGTCGTCCCCGAAAGTGCGACGAGTCCCGAGCTTGCGTAGTAGGTGCGGTTCAGCACTGTCATGGCGGTCTCCTTTTGGGGGGGTTCGAGTTTCAGGGCAGACCGCAAGGGCGCGATCGGGCGAAAGCGAACAAGGCCCTAGTCCGGTTGACTAGGGCCCTTGCCGGCGTCGGATTCCCGGGGCGGTGGCGAGGTCCGCTAAGCGTTCGCGGCGAGGAGGCGCGTCGGCATTACCTCAGGCCGGAAAAAGTGGAAGCTTGCCAGCCGGACGATCCACGCCAGGAACTCGTCATACGGCATGTCGCTCTTGGAGTAGTTGCAGGTCTTGCAGCACGGGACGACGTTGCCCGGCTCGTAGCCCCGCGTGTTGTCCACGCGGTCAATCCCGTTGTAGACGAAGTCTCCGCTGTTCGGGCGCCCCCTGCGGATCGTGGCAGGCGCGACGCCGCAGTAATGGCAGTCGAGCGAGGTCAGCCGCCTGACGTCATCGTCGGTCAAGTTCCAGGAAAGGCCGCGCGATTCGGCGCCCGCCTGGTAGTTGCGCAAGACCGCCTTGAAGGCCGCCTCGCCCATGGCGTATCCCTTGTAGGGGCCGAACCTTGCGCAGCCGCAACTGCTGGCGCTTCCGTCGACAAGGTTCTTCCGGGGGGCCACTATCTCATTCCCGCAGTCGCACCTGCACAGCCAGCAACCTACGCGGCCTTCATTTGAGGGCTTGCTCCCAACCCACCGGATCGCGGTGAGCTTGCCGAAGCGCCGTCCGGCGTAGTCGGTGTACTTGATGCACTCCCTGCACGACTGGACGCTCGGCGCCCGGAGCAGCACTACTAGCGAACGGGTGTACTCAGTGCCGCAGTCACAGAGCATGCGCGCCGCGCGGACGGCCGGCTTGCTCGGGCACTGGGTCACGACTTCCGGGTCAATGACGACGCTCTTGCCGATCCGCTGGCCCTCTTCGATGAACAGCCTGCGCAGCGACGGCTTAGGCCCTTCCGGCGCACGCTGGTGGCCCGCTACGAACCTCATCGGGGCGCCCTTGACGTAGCCACGCGCACGGCTGGTCATCGCCGCGATCGGCGCGGGCTGCCCGCACCCGCACTCGCACAGCTTCACTCCTGCCGGCGCCTCGGCGAGATGGCGACCCTGGGCAAGCTGAGCAGCGTTGAGCTTGGCGAAGTGTCCCCGCACGAACCTCAGCGGCTGGCCTTTGGCCTGACCGCGAGCCGAGTTAGCGCTCTTCGCGATCGGTGCCGGCTGCCCGCATCCGCACTCGCAGAGCTTGATCTCGACCGGTGATCCCGCGTCAGCAGCGGCAGACGTACCCTGTTCCATGTCGACTCCTGCTAGTCGGCCAAGCCCCGGGCCGGATCAAGAGTGTTGCTGCACTCCCGGTCGCGGGGACTTTTTGGAACATTCTACCGAACGCCGTGCTCCTTCGTGGCGTGGATGGATGGCCGGGAGGCGGCCTACGCTTGCGGGATGAGCGAGAAGGGCTTCAGCCGCCCGCAGATTCAGGACGCCATCACTGCGTGGCGGGACGGGGCGACTTACAATGCGCTCCACCCTCTGCGGGACTGCGAGCCGCCGTCGTGGCTATGGGACCCCGATGCGGTCAAGGACCTGGCACGGGTGATCGCCCACTCGCTGAACGGGGAGCAGCCGCCGGCGGTCCCGCTGCCGTGGTCTTAGGCTTTCGGGATGAACTTCACCCGCCGCTCGGGCCCGCTCGACACGTTCTTGCGCCTGCTGTCGGCCATTGCCCTGGCGTGGGCCAGCGTCGCGACCCTGTGCGGGGACAGCACCGCCGGAGGCTGGCTGTTCCTGGCCTCGGCCGCACTGTTCGCATGGCCTACCTGGCGATGGATCCGGCGCTAGCGGAGGATGAGGGCATGGCACTGGCCGAGCCCGAGATCGAACGCGACCCGCGCTGGGAGTGGTGCCTGGTGCAGGGCGCGGGAGTGCCGGACATGTGGATCAAGGCGCGCTGCAAGCACACCGAGGTCATCCCGGTCGAGTCTGTCACCGGTGAGACCGTCGCGCAGCTGTGCCTGACGTGCGACACCCAGTTCCCAGCGCCGGATGGCAACTGAAAACGCTAGCGGGAGGATGAGGGCATGGGGCACGAAGAGGGAGACGACGCGCCGCTCACGCTTGCCGGCCAGGCGGCGCTCATCATCGGGCGGCATCGCATGAGGAAGTTCAGCGCGGCCATGGACCAGCTGGAGACTGATCCGGGCATCTCGCGCGAGGATCTGCCCGCGATCACTCAGGGCATCCTGCAACTGTCCTCGATCACGGGAGGGTCCAGCGTCGATCGTGGCAGGCTGACCGAGGACGGCCCGCTGATTCCCGTGCCGGGCATGACGCCAGGGGCCATCGGGGACCTGCCCGACACCGGCCCCGGCAAGTACTGGCCGGCGGGAGAGGATGAGGGGCATGGCTGAGTGGCCCGGTGACCCGCGCTGCAACTTCTGCAGGCACCTGGCGTCCTCGCACCGGGCCGAGGTCGCGGCGGACCTGTCGGTGCCCTGCGCGGCCTGCCCCGGCGGACGCTGCCCGCCAGCCGCGACGAGCGCTAGCCTTCCCGGATCTCCAGTGACCCGTCAGCCTGCTCGGTGAACACCCAGGGCGGTGAGGCGAGCCGTGCTGGCCCCGTACCGTCAGGGGACAGGAGCACGACAACCTTGCGTCCGGTTGGCTCAAGGTCCGGGCCAAGCTCCTCGAGCGGCCCACAGTAGTCGCCGGGCTTCCGGAGTTCCTCGGGAGAGGCCACACGGCGGGCGATCGCGACCCTCATCCGGCATCCCAGTCAGGCGTTGCGTCGCCTCCGCCGGCGAAGACGCGCCCCGCGCGGCCGGCACCATGCCGGATCCCGAGCGGGTTACGCGGCTTGTCCCCGAACCTGGAATTAGCCTCCGCAGTTCGCTGAATCTGGAAGTCGACACGCAAGCCCGAGCGGTCGCTGAGGTACACGCCGATCGCCAGGCAGAGCAGTTCCCACCGTTCCCTGGTCGGGCACGCGGCGGCGAACTCGCTGTCGTCGAGCATGAGCCTGACGTCGACGTCGCGGTACTTCTCGGCCCCGCCGATGCCCGCGGTGCCCACAAGGTAAGGGTGCTCGCCGCCGAATGCCCTGCTGACCACCTGGCATGCCTGGTCAAGGTGGTACAGCTCTGTCGTGGTCAGCAGGTCCGTGCGGGGCCTGGTGGTCATGCTGCCACCCCGGTGGCTGCGGGCATCTTGTACCAGCCCTCGATGAAGTGGCAGCCGAAGAACGGCCGCCCGTCCGGTGCCTTACCCGGCCAGTCCGGGCACCCGGCCTTGGATCCGGGGCCGAGGAACCACTCCCACGGCTCGGTGACGTGCCCGTAGATCGGGTCCATCAGCAGCACGCCCTCAGGAGAGTGCCCGAGGACCACGGCGGCATGTCCCATGCCCGCGATCCGGTTGAGCATCACCTGGGCGATCCACCCGGCATCAAGGTGGCGCTCCGTCCACTCGCGGCGGCGGGGGCCGAGCCAGAACGCGTTGCGGCCGTCCTGGTCGCCCTGGTCCTCTGCCAGCGTGAACCGGAGGTGCTCCGCGCCGAGGACCTCGCGGGCGTAGGCGACCTCGTGGAAGCGCGTCTCCGCACGCCACGCCTTCACCATCTCCGCAGTCACGTCCGGCCGGCCGAGGCAGCGGGCCACGTAGGCGGCCGAGTAGTAGCCGCAGTCCTTCTGCCGGTCCGGCTGGAGGTACGGCTCAGGGAATGCCCTAGGCGTCAACGAGCGCTCCGTCTCTTATCCACCCGTGCCAGTACGATCCCTCGCGGACGGGCTGCCCGTCCCGCATGACCCAGCACTCGGCATCAACCGAGGGGCTGACGGTGATCAGCGGCGGCGTCCCGCTAACAGCCCACATCTCATGGGGCGCGCTCGAGGCCCGGTCGGTGGTGCGCCAGGAGACCTCCGAGCAGTAGCCGGGTCCTTGCGGCTTCGTGTTCGGCAGCACGATCCACCAGCACTCACGGCCGCCCTCGTCGCCGGACGGGTCGCGCCACATCATGCCCGGCTCCCGCTCGCCAGCGGGTGGCTTGTCAACGATCCGCAGCGGGACGCTCATCAGGCCTCAAGCTGCTTCCAGGCACTCCACGGGTCCCCGCCCGCCTGGACCCGCCAGCAGTACGGCCCTGGCCGGCCGAGCTTCACGTTCTCCGCGTGGCCGCCCTCGACTACCGCCATCGCCACGACCTTTCCCGGTCGTGAGGCAGTGCCGTGGGCGACCTGGTAACGGTAGTGGGTGGCAGTCCGGACGAGGCCCCAGGCGAGGTCGGCGGTCACATCGGGCGTCCCCGACAAGCCGCCCGGTACCGGCCCGGCCGGCGGAAGGATATGGGGGGCGGTGTCCCAGAACGGCAGGCTCGCCTCGGCGAGGTCCTCGTCGTAGCCGGAGAAGCTGACCCACTGCGTCATCACGTCGCCGGCCGCGATGTGCGGGACGCTCGTCCACTGGGCACCCCAGTACAGGCCATCCGGGTTGTCATTGCCCAGGACCGTAGACTGCGACCCGTACACGATCAGCGGGTACCCGGCGGCCCTCAGCCCGTCGTACACGACCCGGATGTAGGCCGCGTCTGCGGCCATCTCAACGTCCCAGGCGACCAGCGTGCCCTTCGGCGCACCGATCGCGCGCAGCGCCGCGACCGCCGCGGCGACATCGGCCGCCGCACCCGGCCCCGGCGGCTGGGACCGCACGAACACCGGCAGCCGGTAGCGGGCATGCTGCGCGCCGATCTCGCCTGTTGTCCAGGCGTGCAGCTGGTCACCGCCGGGCAGGTAGATGACCACCCCGTCTGAGGGCGGCGGGCTGGCCAGCGGGTAAGCGGCGTCCCAGAAGCTCAGCGTCCCGGTCGTCATGATGTCGGGTCCTTCCCGGGGTCGGTCACGCGGTTGGGGTCAGCGGCTAGCGCCCGGTCAACGTGCTCTCGCACGTGCCGGTGTACGTGCATCGCGGTCAGGGACGCGAACGTCGCGCCGAGAAGCGGGATAGCGGTCATCATCTCCGTGACCGCCACGACGTGCGCGGCCCCGGTCCTGGGCACGAGGTCGCCGTAGCCAACGGTGGTCGCCGTGCTGGCCGACCAGTACAGGGCCAGCCAGAACGAGACATGGTCCGCGATCGCGAACGCGACCGCCCCGCCGAGCACCGACGCCACCGCCAGCCCGGCGAGGATCAGGGTCCGCCGCACCGGCTATTGCCTGTTCGCGATGGCGGCATGGTGGGCGGCGTGGAGGTCCTCGACGGTGCGCCTCGGGTGCGGATGGTGACGCCAGCAGGCCCGCTCCCCGGCCGCCGTGGTCCGCCGCGCGTACCAGTAGCAGCGGTGCACCCCGCACTGGTTGTGCCACCAGAAGCCGCCGAGCCAGACGCCCATCCCGACGAGGAACGACCCGGCTATCCCCGACCAGAAGTTGTAAAACCCGAAGCGCCCGTAGGGCAGCCCGTAGTCGCATCCGGTGACGTGGACCAGCCAGTGCCAGAGGGGGATCACCTAGAGCCACAGCCCGATCAGGCCGCAGGCCACGCCGGTCACCGCCAGCAGCGCGTACGTCTCGACAGCGGCCAGCACGCCCCGTTCCGGACGTAGCCAGCTGATGACCCCGCCCACTGCGACGGCCAGGGTCAGCGAGAAGCCCAGCGCCCATGGCCCCCGCCACGCCGAGTACGGGATCGCCGGGACGACGCACCCGGCGAGCGACGCGCCGCCGATGACCAGGGCCGCGAGCACTCCCGACTGCTTGTCGCTCACCCGCTGCGCGTTGGCCATGTTGATGAACTCCGCGACCCCCCCGGACACTGCTGCCGCCCAGACCGCCGACGGCGGCTGGTGGCTGACGATCAAGCCCGCGACGATGCCGAGGAACAGGCCGAGGCCGTCCACGGAACCGAACACGGCCTCCTTGCGAAACGGCGAGAGGTTCACTTCGCGGCTGCCGTGAGCATGTGCTCGTGGATCAGGTCGATCCGCGCCCGTGCCTCGGCCGCCACATGCGGGTCACGGATCACGGTCAGCTGGTTGTCCTGCAGGGCCTCTCCAGACTGTGACCAGTTCGTCGAGCCGGTCACCACGTCCAGGCCGTCGACCACGAGGAGCTTCATGTGCATGATCGCCCCATGCTCGCTCCGGCCGGCGACGACTGAGTTGGACGGGTAGGCCATCTTGGCGAGCAGCGCCCGCTCGTGAACGCCGCCAGCCTGGGAGGAGTCCAGCGTCATCGAGACATAGCAGTTCTCGTCATCGAGCTTCTCGTGGAGAGCTGCGGCGAGCTCGTCATCATCGAACCCGTACATGGCGAGCACTAGCGACCGGGTTGCCGACCCGATGAGGTCCGCAAGGACAGCGTGAACCTGGTCTACCGGCGAGTAGAACGTCAGCGGCGAGGCCGGGTAGCCGGCGGGGAATGAGCCGCCGAGCTTGTGCTTCACGAGCACCGACAGGTCAGGGAGTGCCATCAGGAGCCTCCGATCTTCACGCATGCGCTGATGGACAGGACGGTGACCGCGACAGTGCACTGAGGCGGCGAAGACGAGGACGGCGGCGGCGATGACGGGTGGACCGGGGGCGACGCAGGTGGCGTGGCCGGCGGGGCGCCCGAGGACGCTGGCGGGGACGATGAGGGCGACGGCTGAGGCGGGGAAGAGGCCGGTGGCGGCGAGTGCCCCGCCGGGGACTGGCCGGAGCCACTGCCTGTCCTCGTCGCGGGCGAGGACGGCCGGCCGCTGGCGAGATCGGCGGCGAGGACAGGCCCGCTTGCCGGCACCCCGCCAGGGTGCGGAGCGGACCGGGATGGCCGGGCGGACGGGGACCTGCCGGGCGATCGCCGCACGGAGGGCCGCGGCGCTGAAGGGCCCGGGGCTGGCGGTGATGCCGCTACCGGTGGCGGCCCGGATGGCGGGGCTACACCGGGGTGGCCTGCCAGGCTGTTGACGGCCAGGGTCGCCCCGACCGCGATCGACAGGGCCAGCCCTGAGGGGACGGCCTTCGCCGCAAGCTCGCGCGCCTGCATCTCAGTGGCCTCCGTGGTGGCTTATCCAGAGCGTGACGAGGACGCCGAGCAGGGCAACGACCGCGGGCAGGGCACCGGTCCAGAGCCGGTCGTGCCAGCGGCCGCGGGACTCCCCGTCGGCCTTCGCCTGGTCGTCGAGCCGCTTGCCGACCGCCCTGACAGCGGCGTCCCGGGCGGCACGCTCGGTTTCGATGGCCGCGGCGCGCTCCCGGCGCTCCTCGGCGAGGTCACGCTCCAGTTCGGCGAGGCGAAAGTCGACGGCTCTCTTGTCCGCCGCGTACTCGGGATGGCCGACCACCCCGGCGAGCATCCGGTGGATGTCGTCCAGCCGCCGGGCCAGCTCCCAGTTGGACGGGTCGTCGGGCACCGTGCCCACCTCCCCCGGGGGTGAGCTGTACTGCAGGGCAGGCGGGCGCTCCCTCCGCGTGCCGGGCCTAGTTCGACTCCCAGCTGACATCCATCACCGACTGGTAGCTGGTGGCGACGGACGTCGGCTCGCTGCCGGACGACGATGAGAAGACGGCGGCGGCCTGGACGTAATCAGCGCCGCCCAGCATGTACACCCAGGCTGACCCGCCGACGATCTCCGGGGCGGACGAGGGCCGCAGCATCGTCTCCACGGCGTACTGGGTGGTCCCGGTCACGACGATGACCGGCCGCAGGACAGCATCCGAGGGGACGGTGCCAAGCGAGACGGCGACGTAGACGTGGTACCAGCCTGAGCATCCCGCTGGCGGCTGCCATGACCAGGCTGCCTGGGTGGACGTCGCTGATGCGCTCCACCCTGAGTACGGGTCCTCATCGACAGTGTCGAACTGGATGACGGTGGCCGATGAGGTGCTGAGCGTCTGGGCGCTGCTCGCCTGCCGGAGCCGCGCCAGGATCCCCGTCGCCGTGAACAGGATGGGATTGGTGATCAGCTGGTTGAGGTCGGCGGACAGCTGGCTGCCGTGCGGGTACAGCCCGGCGGGGATGACCGGGCCGCCGGCCGGAGGCGGGAGCAGGGTACTCATGCTCCCCGCCAGACGACGATCAGCTTCGAGTGGGTGCTGGAGCTGTTCGTCAGGCTTACCGTGGACCCGGAGTTCTGGTTGCAGGTGACCTCAACGTACTGGCCGGCGGTCACCCGCAGGTACCGCTCGCAGGTCAAGGACAGGCCCGCCGTTGACGTGCTCGCCGCAGCCGCCCGTGACCCGACCCAGGTGGTGGACCCGCTGACCCGCAGGGACGCCTGGTACGTGCCGGTGCTGCCGGCGAGGAACGAGACCTGCCCGTAGACGTAGTAGCGGCCTGCCCGGGGAAACGTGTACCGGGACGGGTTGCTGCCGGAGGACCAGCCCGAGTAGTTGTCCGAGTTGGTGCCATTGACCGTCGCGGTGGTCATGGTGATCGCGGTGTCGGCGCCGCCGGAGGGGATCGTCTGCGTGGTGCCGGCGTTGGACAGGCGGGCCATCGGCGGGAAAGCCAGGAAGTTGACGGTGTCCCGGAGGTTGCTGTTGAGGAACGCGCCGGTGATCTCCGTGGTGTCGGCGAATGCCGCCGGGGACGGGACGGGCAGCCCTGCCGTGCCGCCCAGGACGCCCACCCACCGGGCGGCCAGCCAGGGGAACGCCCCGGCGGCCTGGGAGGTGGTCAGGGTGACCGCGCTTCCGGTGTCCTGAAAGCCCAGCATCTGGACGAAGTCAGCGTTGACGACGGGCACGGCGGTACTGGCCGGCAGCATCTCCGCGAACGACGGGATCACCACGGCGGACGCGGACGACGGCCCGGCATGCTGGCCGCCCATGTAGTTGGTGCTGACCCCGCCCTGCTTGGCCGCCAGCCCCGCCCCGAACGAGTACTGGCTGTTGGTGGTCGCCGCGCCGAACGGGACCGCGCCGCGGAACAGCCACCAGCCGCTCGTGGGAATGTAGTACCGGAACGAGTTCGTCGAGTCGCTGTGGCCGCCGCCGGTGTCGAGGAACTCGGTGTCGAGGGGCTGCACCGTGTCGCCGATGCCGGAGGGGAACGACTGGGCGGTCACCAGCTGGGCGAGGATCGCCATCGGCGGGCTCGTGATCAGCCACAGGGGCGCGGTCACGTTCGCCCTCAGCAGCGCCGACGTGATCGGCTCTGAGACGGTGGTGGACCAGGTCCGCTGTGAGACGCCCGTCGGGTACTGCACCAGTCACCGCCCCGGGTAAGAAAGCGATCGCGTTCTCCCCGGTGGGGAGGCCCCTGACCGGGTCGTTCGTGGCCAGCGCGCCGAGGAGGTAGGGGGTGGCCATGTACGTCACCTGCCACTGTCCCGGTGCCAGGGCGGGGGTGACGGACTGGATGACGAAGGGGTCCTGGATGACCGTCTGGGTGCCCTGGAGCCTGCGGGAGACCTGGACGACCGTGCCGACGTCGGCGGTCAGGACGAACTGCCAGGCCCAGGGGTTGGCCTTGGCGTCCACGGTGAACTGGGCGATCCGCAGCTCGGGCTGACCGTACTGGGCGAGGATCCAGTCGGACAGGTCCGTGACCGTGTCCGGGTCGATCAGGTAGACGGTCTCCTGCAAGGTCTGGTCGCCGTACTGGGTCATCGACGTCGGGGAGCTGACCGCGACCGCGACCCCGGAGTACTCCGTGATCGTCAGGTCATTAAACACCTGGCTGGGATCAAAGTCTGGCGAGAAGTCGGCCCCGTAGGGGATCTCGCCGGGCGTCCACAGCTGGGCGAGGTCGGCGTACAGCAGCACCGACGATCCGGGGGTGCCGGCCAGCTGGACGGTCAGGCTGACCCAGGCGGTGCTGCCCGGGGCGATGCCGCTGGCCGTGCACGATACCCAGGCGGTTCCCGGGTTCAGCGGCACCGCGCCGGTCGCCGTCGCGAGTGGGCTGCCTGTCACTGAGTAGAAGGTCAGGACCGTGACCGCGCCTGATGCCCACCCGCCCGGGCACAGCAGCATCACGGTCCCGGACACCTCGGACCCGGGCGCCAGGGCGCACTTCTCGCTGACCGCCCCCGGGGTGGCCACGCCGCCGGGCGGGGTGATGAGCAGCGACTGGGCACCGGACCATGACTGCGCCGCCGACGCGGTGACCGTGGCACCGCCGGCCGCCGTCCAGGGGCTGATCCCGGCCTCGAAGTCCCAGTTCGCGTTCAGGTATGCGCCGGCCTGCTCGCCGACATCCCAGGCGATGCCCCGGTTCCAGCGGTACTCGCGGGAGTCGAACGCCAGGTACCCGGCCCGGTCCACGGACAGCAGCCCCGTGTCGGACTGGGCGATCTTCGTGATGTTCTGGGCGACGGCCTGCCCCTGGATGTCGGTCGCCGGCTCGAGGCTGTCGCTGGCGACCGACAGCCTGCGGGGCACGAGCATCGACGCGTAGGACATGAGGCGGCCGATCCTGTTGTGGGCAGCATCGCCCGCCAGGCCGTTCTGGTAGGAGAAGAAGTGCGCGACCATCCGGGTCTGGGTGAGGACCGAGGGGAAGACTGCCAGCCCTGCGAGGCTGAGGTTCGATGACTGGCCGGTCAGGATCCGGTCGGCCGCGCCGCCCCAGGTGACCCACTGGAACGACGGGGCCAGGTTGCAGGTGCCGCTCGCGGTGGTGAGGGCGATGCCGCCCGCCTCGAGCCACGCCGTCCATGCGGCCGGGGTGAGGGTGATCGTCCAGGCGTACCAGGTGCCGAGCGAGATCCCGCCGATGCCGCTCTCGATCCCGACCGTGCTCAGGTGGTAGGAGGTGCCAGCGCGGGTGCCCTTGTCGTAGACGGTGAGGTACCAGCCGATCCCGGCGCCGCTGCCGTCGTAGTCGCCCCAGAACTCGGCGATCGTCCCCGCGGTGCCCTGCAGCGCCCAGATGAGGAGCCTGCCGTTCGGCTGGGCGACCGCGGCGAACTGGACAAGGCACTCGATGGTGATCCCGCCGGTGATCGACGGGGCGGAGGTGGTGGCCGTGGACTGGAGGCAGTAGCCGTGCTGGATGTCCGTGGAGCCGGTGTTCAGGCCGGACTGCGTCCAGCAGCCGGCCGCGGCGCCGAGCAGCACGGAGGTGTCCCCGCCGAACGCCTGCGCGCCGCTGGGGCCGGGGCCGAACTTGGACTGTACGACGGTGAGGGCGCTGGCCCCCCCGCCCGGGGCGAGGTTCGCCGCCATCGTGGACCCGGCCGGGTCCGAGCAGGGCCAGTAGCCCCATGGGTCATCGAGGAGGATCTCCCCGGCCGCGACCGTGGGCTGCAGGCTCGTCAGGCCGGCGTACACGTCGGTCGCCGTGGTGTTCGCGCTGGTGTAGCGGGACGAGGACAGCTGGGACGGCCAGCGCTCGATGTAGCCGCGCCATGCGACGTAGGTGCGGCCCTGCCAGGTGGCCAGCAGCCGCGCGGGGGTGAACACGTCCGGGCCGGTGGCGAAGACGGTGTTGGCGTTCAGCACCGAGCCGTTGGGGGCGGTGAGCTGGCAGGCGTCCCACCAGAACAGGGTGGTGGATGCCGGAGTGCCGTTGGCGACCAGCAGCACCGTGGCGAACGCGGCGGTGGAGGGGCTGGTGCCGGACGCCTGAGGGTAGGCCCACTGGCCTGCTGTCACCGCGATGTTGGTGCCGCTGGAGTCGCTGACGTGCCCGCCGGAGGCGTTGTACCACCTGATGGTGGCGGCGACCGAGTTCCACCCGGCGGGGCAGTACACCGCGGCGTAGGCCTGGTAGCCGGCGGTGGAGGAGGTGACCGGGTACTGAGCTGACTCGATGTACGGCCCGGACGTCACCCCGTCCGGCCCCATCAGCATCGACGTGGCCCCGGTCCACGCGTACTGCCGGGACAGGGCCACGGTCACGTTGTTGCGGGCGTTCCACCCGGAGGTCCCCAGGTAGTAGGCGGAGGCCGTGTTCCCGGGTGTCAGGGCACCGTCATTGTTGCTGAGCATCAGCGACATGGACGACGCCTGGACGCTGTCCAGCTCGTACTGCTTGCCCCGCTGCCCGGACAGGCCCCGGTACCTGGCGGTCAGGTCCGTCCAGCTGAGCTGATCCCAGGGCGTCGCCATGCCGCTGCCGAACGCCGCCTCGAACCTGACGTGCGGCCAGCCCTGCGACGGGCCCGCCGGGGCCGGCTGGGTGACCAGCACGGCCATGCCGCACGCGCCGAAGTCGGGGCTGGCCCCTGTTGCCGTCCAGGTCGCTGAGACGGCGCCGGTGGCGATCTGCCAGCCGGAGGTGAGCGTCAGGTCGGCCAGGTGATCCGAGCCGTCCGACGTCGTGACCGTGGCCAGGGCGGACCAGCCGGTGCCGGACATGGTGACCGTGGCCGTGTTGTTGTCGGTCCCGCAGCAGGCCAGCGCCAGGACCGTCCCCGCGGGCGACGGGGCCGTGAGCGACACTGACGCGGATGTGGCCGCGTTCGCCCAGCCCGTGTCGACCGCCTGGAGGCTGTACCCGGGTGACAGGCCGGACACCTCGAGGATGAGGATCCCCACGGCAGGCGCCCACCCGGTCGGCGCCGCCCACACCCGGGTCGCCGCCGCCGCGCACGGGGCTGCCCAGATCGCCGCCCGCACGTTGCCCGCAGCGCTTGAGGTGCCTGCGGGCGCCCCCACGGGAAACCAGTGATTGGACGCGTCGTCGCCGAATGCCACTGTTGCCGGGCTGTCACCCGGCGCCTGCCAGGCAGCCAGGGCGATCAGCCAGTTCCCGGCCGTGTTCCCGATGCTGACCTGGGTGGCCTCGCCAACCGGGGTCGTGTACGCGAACCCGGCGTTGATGCTGAACCCGGCCGCCCACTGGTTAACGACAGAGAAGACCACGCCGCCACCACCTCCGGCTACCTGCCGGCCGCGAGCGCCAGGCCGTTACTCGGGTTACGGTGGTTGAAGCGCAGCGCCTCGGTCTGGACGACCCGGTAGATCTCGGTGGCGAGCTCCTGGTTGTTCCCGACGTAGCCGTCGACGTGGACGTTGATCGTCATCGTGCCTCCGCCGGCCCCGGCTCCCGCGGCGAGGCCCCCCGAGTACGGGGCGTACGCGGCGGCGGACAGGCCCTTGGCCGAGGTGCCGACGCGGGGGATGCCGTCCTCGATGCCGAGCGCGTAGCCGAGGGCGGTCATCAGCCCGTGCTCACGGAACACCTGCGAGGGGCTGCTGATCTTCAGCTCGCGCTTCATCGTGTTCACGGCGGCCTCGGCGAGCCGCTGCATCATCAGGACGATCGACTCCTGCTGGGACCGCAGGCCACTCATGAAGCCCTTGCCCGCCTGGGCGCCGGAGTCGTACATGGCGTCGGCCGCCGTGTAGCCGAGGCTGGTCGACGCGGAGGCGATCTGCCCCTCGGCCGTGTTGATGGACCGGATGTCTGACCATGACCCGGCGGCGAGCTCGGCGGCGATCTGCCCGCCCTGCACCGGGCCGGCCTGGATGAGCTGGTCAATGTAGGCCTTGTTCAGGCCCATCCTGGCGAGCTTGCCGATGTTGTTCTTGAACGCGACGATCTGGTCGACGTCCATGTGGAGGCTGCTGGCGATGTCCCCGGCGGTCAGCGGGGTCGACCCGCCCGCGCTCACGATCCCGAACGCCTGCTCGGTGTTGCTCGTCGTCGTCGCCGCATAGGACCTCGCCGCGGCGATGGTCTTCGCGATCGACGCCCGCTGGTTGGCCAGGGCCTGGAGCCGCCAGTTGTCCTGCTGCAGGTAGCTGGCCAGCCCGGATGCGCGTCCCTGGCTGATCAGCCCCGCGTTCAGCTCCGACTGGACGGCAGACATCATCTTGGTGATCGTCGAGCTCACCTGCGAGGCGGTGCCCTCCAGGCCGCCGACCAGGTTCGTGGAGAACAGGAGGCTGGTGTTCTGGGCGGTCTTCAGGGCTGCCGCGTAGGCGGACTGGGAGGAGTAGGTGATGCCGTCGGCCAGGCCCTGCCCTGTCATCACCCCGAGGTTGTAGGTGACCTTGGACGGGGAGCTGATCTGGAGCCGGTCCTTGACCGCCTGCTCGGCGAGGTCGCCTAGCTGGGTCACGACGGCCCGCAGCTCGTCCTCCACGGACATCATGCCCGTGGCGAGCCCGCGGGTGGCCTCCGCGCCAGCGGCACGGAGGGCGGCTCCCATCGCGTTGACCGAGGCGATCACCTGCGGTGCCGCCGACGTGATGCCCTGGGCGACGCCGAGGACGACGTTCTGCCCGTGCCCGTACATCACCCGTGACGGGGAGAGGATGTGCAGGACCCCGGCGAACGTGCTGCTGATGTCGTGGCCGATGCCGCCCACGTAGCTGAGCAGCCCGCCGACCGCGCTGCGGATGCCGGACAGCAGCCCGCCGATGATGTCCCTGCCCATGCTGATCATGGACCCGACCAGGCCGGACAGGGCTGACATGGCCTGCCCGGGGATCCGCGCGAACACGCCGATGACGGACGACAGGTAGGAGCGGACGGCATTGAGGAAGCCCCTGAGGCCGCTCTCCACCGCGTTGAACGCCTGCCCGGCGAAGGACCGGATCGCGTTCCAGACCTGGCCGAACGTCTTCTGCACGTCCTGCCAGGCCTTGGACCAGTGCCCGGTGACCAGGTCGAGGAACACGCTGAAGATCCCGACGAGGAGGTCCCAGCCGATCTTCACGGTCGCGGCGATGAGGTCCCAGGTGACCCGGATCACGGTTGAGATGGCGGCCCATGCGACCCGGACCACGAGGAGGATCGCGGCCCAGGTGACATCCCAGATGTCTGAGATGATCATCAGGTCGGCCCGGACGACGGCGGCGATCACGCCCATGACCCCGGACACGACGCCCCAGATGATGTCCCACGCGCCGCGGGTGATCCCGTAGACCAGGTTCCACGTGGCGGCGAGGTACCGGCCGAGGGCCTCCGCGACGACCATGACGTAGCGGACCTGCACCATGGTGACGGTGGAGATGACGTCCCAGATGGCGCGCCAGACCTCGGTGATCTCGCCGCCGTAGGACTGCCACCAGGCGGTCAGGTCGTGCCACATGGCCAGGAACGGGGCGGCGATCGCGTGCGCGGCGGCCTCGGCGTCGTGCGCGACGGTCTTCCAGTGCTCGGCGAGGAACACGACCAGGGCGCCGACCGGGCCGAGGAGCAGGCCGCCGAGGATGATGGCCAGCATCTGCCAGTGGCCTCGCACGAAGCTGACCAGGCCGCTGACGCCATCCTCGATCGGGCGGAGGACGTCGCTGTCGAGGAAGTGCCAGGCGTCGATCGCCGCGGCCTTGATGTCCCGCCACGCGGCGGCGAAGAAGTGCCCGAAGTCGGCCACGACGTCACGGACAATCTTGAAGTGCTCGTAGAGCTCGTACAGGCCGGCCGCGAGGGCGATGACGGCGATCAGGACGAGCATCACCGGGTCGGCGGCGGTCACGGCCTCGAAGATCTTCTCGGCAGTCGCGACTACCTTGAACGCGGCGGCGACCGCGAGGATCGCCCCGGCGAACGCGGCCAGTACCGGGTCCTTCTCGAAGAAGACGAAGACCCTGGCCAGCGCCCCGACCACCGAGGTCGCTGCGGGCAGCAGGACCGACCCGAAGGAGATCGCCAGGGACTGGGCACCGCTGACGAGGTCGTGCCACTGCTGCGACATCGTCTTGGTCCGCGCATTCCAGTCGGACGCGAACGAGTCAGCGCCTTCCTTTACCTGCGCGTACTTTCCCTGGAACCGGTCGAATTCCCCGACCAGGACGCCGATCCCGCTTCCCGCTTTTTTACCGAAAACGTCGGTCAGGATCTCGCCGTAATCCTTGGCGGGCACCTTCGCGGCCTGCAGGTGCTGGATGAACATCTCCAGCGCGCCATTCAGGCCGCCGGTCTTCATGCGGTCAGCCAGCGACGTCGTCGTAAGGCCGAGCATTTTCAGCGTCGAGCCTGCGGTGGAGACCGGGGCAACGATTGCCTGGACGGCCATCCGCAGGTCAGTGCCAGCCTTGGCGCCCCTGATATTGTTGTCACCATAGGTTGCCAGGGCCGCTGAGACATCCTGCAGGGTGACGCCGTACATTTTTATATTCGCCAGGACGCCGGTTCCGAATGCCTCGGCAAGGTCCTGCATCTGCATGTCCCCGGCGCCGACTGTGGCATTCATGTAACCCATTGCCTGGGTGTAGTTCTGAACGCCTGGAATTCCCGACGCAATAGCCGCGCCAAGGGCATTGGTGACGTCTACGAGGTTGGCGTTTCCGACCTGCGCGCCCATCGCTGCGACCTTTACCGCGTCGAGCATCTGCGTTCCAGTGGCGCCTGTGCTCGCCATGTTCGATGCGACGTGGTACAGGCTTTCGGCGAGGCTGTCCGGTCCCTCTCCGACCTGCCCGGACAGCTCGAGCACGCCCTGGGACAGGCCCTTGATCTGGGACTGGGCCACGCCGGCCTGGGTGTGGAGCTGCTCCATGCTGCTCTGGAAGCCGGCGGCCTTGTCGATGCCGTAGGCGGCGGCGAGCCCGATGCCGAGGAAGGCGGTCTTCATGACCGTGCCGAAGCCGATGCTGGCGTCCTTGGCCGCGGCGGTCTTGCCCGCGTAGGACTCGGTGGCGACCCCGGCCCGCTCCGCGGCCTCGGTCTCCAGGTCCAGTCCGGCGGCGGCGATGTCCTCCGATGAGGCGAACTGGCCGTTCATCAGCCGGAGGCGGCCCTTGGCGTCGATCATCAGGCCGGCGGCCTCAAGGTCCCGCTCGAACGCGGCTACCTCAGCGTCCAGGCCGCCTACCACGGCATCGGATGAGGCGCCCAGCTGGCCACCCGCGGCAGCTGCCCGGTCGAACGACGCGGCCATCTCGTCCATGCCGGCCGCGGTCGCGTCGAACTCCGCGCCCATCCGCGCCGCCGAGGCTGTCGCCGCGTCGATCCCTGCGGCGAAGTCGTCGGTCTGGCCGAGCATGTCGCCGATGCCCGCGAGGTACTCCCCGGCCTGTATGCCGAACGTCTGGATCGCGGGGGGAAGGAGGCTCAAGGGGGAGATCGCCTCCCCCGGCGGCTGTCAGGTGGCGCGGGTCAGATGCCCATGGCGTCCATCCACGCGGCGACGGACACCCGGGTGGCGATGCCAGAGGAGATCAGCAGCTCGGTCGATGGCGCCAGCCACGGCCTGCGGGGAATGGTGACCTGCCGCCCGAAGAACCCAACTTCCGGGTTCCCTAGCTGGGGGAAGTTCCTGGCGTGGATGGTGACAGGGCCGAACTCGTGGACCCGGCCGTAGATGAGCACCGACCCGACCGTGCACAGGGCATACCCCTCATCGATGAGCCGTGACGGCGTCCGCCTGACAGACCGGCGCAGCGTGCCGGTGACCAGGCTGGGAGGCTGGCCCGGCCGGGACGGCGTCGGCTCACTGGCGGCGTGCGTCGATGAGGTGAGCTTGACCTTGACGGCGGTCTCGGCGGCCTGCCCGAGCGCCTGGCATGCCGCGAGGGGCGCGCTTGTGGCGGCCCGCTGCTGCAGCAGGCGAAGCTGCGCGGCGACGTCCCGGGCGGCGTTGGCGCTCACCGGCCGCTCCTGTTCCGCGCGGCGTCGCGCTCGGCCCGCTCGGCCATGCACCGGCGCTTGATCATCAGCAGATCCCAGCAGAACCTCTGAACGTAGGCGGGGGTTTCCTGCATCTCCCGCCACGACCAGGCGAGGCTCTCGCCGCCCATCAGCTCGAAGTCCCGGACCTCGGGGGGAATCGCGGGCTGCTGCCAGGTGCCGTCGTAGATGCTCTCGGCGGGGGCTAGGACGTCCTCGAAGTACCAGCCTCCTGGGGCGCGGTCGGCCTCTGAGGGTTTGCCCGGTTTACCTCGTCCATGATCTTGTTGAGGATCGCGGACGGAACCCGGCCGACGAGCTCGGGTGTCGCGGGCAGCGGCAGGAGCCGGGGCGCGGTCTCCTCGTCCTCGATGAGGCTGCCGTCCTCGGCGAGCTTGACCGGGACGGTCGCGTCCCAGACGCGCCAGCCGATGACGAGGCGGGCGACCAGGGCGAAGCCCCGGTTCGCGTCGTCCTCGGTCAGGAGGTCACCGGGGTCCTGGCCTGCCTCGATCGCCGCCCTCGCCGCTGCCATCCTGGCTTTCTCCGCGTCGCTGAGGCGGCCCGTGGACGTGGACAGGGCCTGCATCTCGGAGATCGGGACGAGCTTGGGGTTGCGGATGACGACGTAGACGTTGTCGCCTTCCTCCGCAAGCTCAGGGAAGCGGAGCGTGATGACGGGGTTCCTGTACCCCACGGGGGACGACCTTTCCTAGTAGGCGGATGACACATAGTTTTTCAGGGTCACGGTGACGATGCCGCCGTCCGTGGCGTTGGCGATGCCGCTCACGGCCTGAGACAGCTGCAGGTACGGCTGGCCGGTGTCGGCCTCGCCGGTGGTGGTGCCGCCCTTGGACATGGTGACCTGCAGGGACTGGCCGCCG